AAAAAGGATTAAGAGCCATTATCCAATAAAGTCGAGGGGTGGTAATTCGAACTCAGACATCATTCTTGACCTAATGTCTGCAAGTTCTGATTCTGCTTGTTGCAATATTTCTCCACCATTGAGTTCAAGTCCTCCAGGAAGTTTGACTCCTTTAAACTTACTAAGATTTCTTCCCCACTGCCTTTTTATTAAAGCAGTAAGATATAGTTTCATAAAACTATCATTATAAATCTGAGTAAATGATGCTGGATCGAGTGCTCTGTAACATTCTAAAACAATAAATTCATCTGCAGACTGAGATCCCCAATCAATATCGAGATATAATCTATCCTGTCTCTTGTTAAATCTAATTTGCTTATCCGTAGTCAACAAATGATCAATGTCCTCAAGATAGGATTTGACCATTGAATACTGAAGTAATTCAACAGAATTGAAATAATACAAATCATTCAAGAATAATTGGTACTTAATACTGAACATTCCACCAGATATGGAACTTGTATCAAATTTAAATATTTTTTCAATTCCTATCACAGAATCTGGGACTTGGATATAGTTCTCAGTTTCATACCAATTATAAGTTCTACTAGAAGTATCAGTAGCGGTTGTAGTTACAATTCCTACACCATCAGTTCCTTTTCCTCTACCTCTATCCACATCATCTTGAGTAATCTTATACTTAAGATACATTTTTTCAACACCATCAAAGTGGCGCTCATTGAAATATTGAATAGCATCATCAACTAAATCATCAATTTGATCATCATCCACGTTGATTTCCAACACTGGAGCGCCAAGTTGACGTAAGCAGTAATCAATCAATCCTTGTCTAGTTGATGGTTTAGCCATATTAACCTTCTAATTTTTCTTTAAGATTGGCGTTTTCTTCTAATAGTTCATTATAATCTTGAGATAAAGTTGCTAACTTTGCTTCAAGCAGAACATTTTGATTTGTTATTGCTGCTAATCTAGAATTGTAAATTTTAATTAGGACATTCACATCCACTTCAGATTGATTTTCCATTGTATATTAAAATGCACCTCCATCTAGAGTTGAAGTCCACTGGGGTTTATTATTATATATCACATTTACTGTAGTAGGATATGAGGAAAGATTTGTATTAGAACCCAAAGAACTTTCTTTTCTTAAATTATTAGTGGTATTGAAAGTCCCCTCAACACCGATTAAATTTACAGTAGTTGATGCAGTAACATCCGTTTCAACAATACCAAATGCTCCTGTAGTATCTTGAATAATAATATCACCCTCAGATGCGGTGATTGCTGTATATAAGTCTAAAGTATTTTTAGTAATAGCGGTTAAAATTTGTTTTGAAGTAGATACTGGAGATGCAACTGCATTTGTGGACCTTTGAAGACCAGTATCATCAAAATAAACAATACCACCTGTAGAGTAATCACCAGACTGATAGTAAATACCTTTGATATCCAGGAAACCTTTTGTTCCTGTAACAACATTATTAGAAATAGTAGCATCAGGAACATAAGTCCACCTTCTACTATCATCCGCATGAGTTCCGTGATTATCTAGATGCGGGTGTTGGTGAGCGGCAATGGAACTATCATCCATACCAAAGAATCCAGTCTTATTGTTCTCAACCTCCTGCTCGCCGCCATGATGCTCACTATCATTGAATGCGAAAGAAATACCTCTATCAGTATTACTATCAAATCCGTGAGTGATTGTTATCTGTGCTGTTGAAGAAATACCAGCAGTTGTAGCAAGATTAAGTGCAATTGTTTTATTACTAGTATTGTAAGAAAGTATTGTAGTATTATTAGCAATACCAGTTCCAACAAGAGAGTCTCCAGTATTAATTCCAACAACAGAATCTAGAGTCAGTGATGTAGCGCCAGAATTAGCGTCTACCATTACAGTCCTGGTGCTTGTAACATCACCAATGTGGAATATTGGAGCGTTTAAAGTCTTTGAAGTTGAATTAATAGTAGTGGTTGTGCCATCAACTTGAAGATCACCTTTAATAATTACAGTTCCCTCATTACTCAATCCATCTGGATATGGATCCAGATACATAATATTACCCGAACTAGGTATTGTAGAGATGATATTATCTTTGATCTCTATATCACCAAATCTGGTATCTCCATCAAATTCAACATTAACATTATAGACCCAAGGGGCTCCATTTACTTGAATTTTATTAGTATTATCTTGATCATACTCAATTGATCCTCCATTCTGTAAATTGACATTATCCAAACTCTCAGATTCTGGATTAGATGTCGCATTACTTCCAAATATTAGTGAAGTATCATCAGGTACAACGACTCTTCCAGTTCCGTTTGGATCTAAGATAAGATCACCATTAGTGTCTGTTGTTGAGACAGTATTTCCGTCAAGTCTTAAATTATCTACATTCCACTGATCAACTTTTAAAGATTCAGCACCACCTAAACCTGAGTTTGTTGCGGGTGCCATAATGGCTATAACACCCCTATCACTATTTCTATTATTATGAGAAGCTGCTGGAATAGTTCCAGGTTGATGCTCCATCATTGATGTATAATAATGACCACCTACTGGATATGTGGTAGTAGTATCATCTCCAATAAAAATTCTATCTTTATACTGATTAACTCCACCAAAACTACCAATACCAGTTACATATCCAAACTCTCCCCATTGTAAAGCAGCTGGTTTTGCTGTGCCAGAGGATCTTTTGATCCTAATAATACTCGCCATTTAGAAAGTTCCCCCATTAATATCTAAATTCTGAGTAGAACCTGGTGTAAGATCTAGAGTTCCTTCCCACTTTTGAGATGTACTATTATAAACTAGAACCATTCCATTTTGAGGATTACTGATACTAACATCACTAAGTTCTGCTAGAGCTCCTCCTTGGGATCCAGTAATTGAAGATAAGACTTTAACTGCTGGCTGCTGACCTACCCTT